GTAGTCGCATACAGGTTCGTACCCGAAGTCGAATACACCTTCGTTGTATCCCGCAACAACGAAAGACGGCCACGAGTCCAAACATCCACACCCTTGCTCGTGTAGAACCTGAACGCCTCAGCATCAGCCGTATCGGAATACTCTTGACCGGCACCGTAATGCCACGACGACTGGCTGCGACGCCACAAGCCCTGCGGGTTGATGGCGCCTTCGCCTGGTTCCGTTGACTGGTCAACCGAATCACGAACACGGGCATCGAACGCACGAGAAAATTGGTTTGTTGCCATATCCAACATGTATGGGCGGCCGTTGATGGCAATGGGAAATACATCGGGGACGAGTTCCGTAGAACCGGTACCTGTGTAATAAGAGCTGGCAGGTTTGAAAGCGTCAACAAAACGCGTCAGCGCAGCCATCGGCTACTTCCTGAACTTGATTGGGTACTGCGCCTTTAGTCGTCCCGCCTCAGCAATGATTCGCTCACGGCGTAACCTCTGAATGTTTGCGATCGACTGAGTAACCGCACCGGCCTGAACCTCATCGGAACGACGAGTATCAAACTGTGCCTCCGTAAAGTTCCTCTTGATTTCCCTACCGGCCATCATTCGCATCACTACACCAAGCTCAATGATGTCATCGCAAGTGGCGGGCAAGAAGCAGTCGGTAGTCAGATCGCTCGACTCGGAGGTAGCACGAACAAACGGGGCTTTGTATCTGACCCGAACCGTACCTGCCATAATGTCGTCATCAAACACGAGGGTGTTGCCCGATGCAAAATCTGTGGTCGGCAAACCAGTCTGCAAACGGACACCGTGAATCACGGGATGGTCGTCAGCTAGATAACGCAAACGCACATCCAACAATTCGAGGATTGTGCCAGAACTTGTAATGTTGATTTGACGATCTGACCCATTGTATGTAAGGTCAACACTTACGACACGGAACAAACCATTCATTGTCGAAGACAAATCATCCAAGTCGGCGTTCACCGCATCCAACATCTGCATCCTCGGAAAACGGGGGTTTAGTGTAAGGAGTGCGCCCGATGAGTGGGATGCCGCAGTCGTGCCCGAATAACCGCGTTCAACCGTAAGTGTCTTGGACGCAGGGTTGGCTTCCCAAACATAGAAAAGTTCGGCGTCGATTTCGAATACTGAACCAGAACGAAGGCCGCCAAGATCGTAAGCAATGACAACACTCGTCGCACTGCTATCGAGGCTCGACGCCAATTTGTTGCGTTCTTCAACGACCCCTGCCAACATCTGACGCGAGGCCCTGTTGAGGACCTGCGCTACCGTAGTCATCTAGTAGGAATACCCTCCGTAACCTGGAAACGAACCGGCCTGAGCTTTTGCTGAGGACTTCATCGTGCGCTTACCCCTTTTTGCTTTGGGGGCAGGACGCTGCTCTTTGGTTGATGCGCCCTTTACGGACGAACGCTTACGCTTCGGGAGGGGCATTTTAGTTTTTCCTTTTGTTGCGTGCGGAGATTGCCTTAGCCTTGCGACGCGCATCAGCCTTGCTGGACGCACCCCAAGCCTGAAGCGATAATAGCAGGCGAGTTGGCTTGCCTTTGTCGTCACGTTCAGGTCCAGGCATGTTACCCATCCGCGCAAGGAATTTTGCACGGCGAGGATTGTCGCCAGATTTTACAGGTGCTTTCAGGTTCATGCCCTGACGTCGGGCAGATGCTCGACCCTTCTCGTTTAAACCGCCCTTAGGGTTCTTTCCTTCCTTGCGTTGCCACGCCGGAGTCTTAGCCATTGCGTTTCGCCCAAGCGTTATCGACAAGATTTGGATACGGGCGTCCAGCATCAGCGGCACGACGCTTGGCAGCAGCCTTCTGTTTTGAGGTTAGAGACTTAGATCCCTTGTTTGGATTCTTCTTATCCCAGAACGCCTTTTTACCTTTTGCCACGACGAGCCTCCGACATGGCAATAGCCACCGCCTGCTTACGAGACTTGACCTTCTTGCCCGATGACGACTTTAGCGTTCCACGCTTGAACTCGCCCATTACCTTCTTTGCTTTGTTTTTGCGCATGGTTCCCCCAATGCTAATCAACTGTTGCTTCAAACTTGGCGGACCCGTTGATTTGTTCCGGTTGTCCACCTGACTTACGTATTCGCTTGTAGGCATCCAAGTCCCTGTCCAACACTCGTTCCTTGCGGTTCAACTCTTGGACATTCTTGCGGGTTGGCATAGCAGATCCAGACATTCTGACGTGGCTGACTCGGCAGGCAAAACAGCCATCGACATCGAGGCTTGGATGTGTTTCTGCGTGCTTCATGATCCCCTAACTGATGTATTCGCCGTAACCTGCTGCCGTAAGACTAGCCGCTTCTGTTGCAGTCACCTCGGTTGCGTGCCCTCCGTAGTAAATGACCGAAACCGTTGTCATGTCTGAAGGCTCATTCTCCGTGTAGGTTCCATCATTCAGTTTGTAGACGTTCCTGCCCCTGGCGGTTGGGGCATAGTGGCGATACAACTTGTATGCCAACCTCACCTCGGTGGATGAGAACTCGTCAGGCATGATTGCCTGCTGCACGAAATCGTCGGTCGGTGGAGTAAAGATGCTCATGTTACGTAACTACCGTAGCCTGCCGCCACCAACTCATCTTTCTCCGCTTGGGTTACAAAGTTCGTATGGCCGCCGTGATACACCTTTGCCACCACCGTGGCATCCCTTTGCTCGGCCTCCGTGAATGTTCCATTCGTCAACTTGTAGACGTTGTTTCCACGCGACCCCTGCCCCGCATAGGAAAACAGGCGGTTGGCTATCGAGCCGTCACGATACGAAGCTGACGGGAAATTGCTGGTCGGGGTGCGGAAGATGAACAGTTTGAGGAAGATTGCCGACTGTGCGCCGACACCCAAACCGGTGGCCGTGCGCTGAGTCAACCTGGCACCAACGGACGTTTCTGTGCCCGTCCCAGAACCAACAGCAATACGTGGGGCAATGTGTACCCCAACTGCTTCGGACGCTCCGAGTGACTGCTTGAACACTGTGCGTAGCAGCACTATGACAGATACGGCAGTAGAAGAACCAACGGCAGAATCGGTGCCAAACCTGGCACGGATAGAAGCACCAACAGACGTAGACGATCCCGTACCGGAACCAGTTGCGGTTCGTGGCGCAACATGCAAACCAACCGCAGTAGCCGACCCAGTACCGCTACTAGATGCCGTGTAAGCACGGGTAACGACACCAGTAGCCGAAGCCGAACCAGCCCCCGAACCTGTTGCGGTACGAGGTGCCACATGCAAACCGACGGCAGTGTCAGCCGTCGTTCCCTGACCGCTACCCGTAGCCCCACGGGGAGCCACATGCTCACCGATAACAACCGAGCCGCTTTCGCTGGCTCCGATTGCCGTACGCTTCGCAGTAAGCACAGTAAGGGTCGAAGATGAACCTGACCCTGAACCTGTCGCAGTACGCAACGATACAACTAGACGTAGCGCAGTTGACGACCCTGTACCTGCTGCTGAAGCAGTACGGTCAACGACGACTAGACCGCGATAGAAACCTTGCGTCGTCTTATAAGGGGAAGCAAAATAGACGACCTTGCGAGGCGTATAGTTCGGTACTTCCTCAAACTCTCGGAACCCAGGAGTGTTAGCAAACCCAAACACGAAGTCGGTGACATCATCGGCGCTCGGATTTGCTGGAATCATTGCATACTCGGTGCCAGTTCCAGAACCAGTAGCGGTCCTTGTCAGAGTATTCACAGCCGCCACTTCATCAAAATTGAGATAAATCGCTGCATAACTACTGCTTGAAAATGTCACATTCCAGGTTTGAGTGCCGCTGGTTGTAGCAATTTTGTATTGCGAAACAACCTGCATGGATGTGGTGGCAGTGCCAGAATCAGCAACCGCTGAATGGGCAGATGACCACGAGCCTCTGGTTGTATCTGAATCGGCGGTTACTGCACCATTGTTTTCAATAGCCGCTGCTAACACACAGGCCTTACCTGCACCTATCGTTCCAGTACCGCGCGAAATCGCAGTACCGTCATTAGATGGTGATGTACCGCTAGAAGCGAACACATTGGGTTTTTGACCAGTGCCAGCAACAATTTGCCAGACAACCGCGGCTTTCGCTGTCGTATCATTTGGCAGGTTGAGAGTTATCGTGTCTGATGTTGTCAGCGAACTTGTCAATACAGAAAAGAACCCTGCCACGCACGCAAGATTGTTTTGCGATGCACCTTGTTGCTGGCGGGTTATAACAAGGTTGTAGGTATTGGATTTAGAATCAGTAACCGTAGATGTGGAAAGTGGGTTCCCGCCCGAAACAGCCGAATTGTCTGCGGCTACCAAAACAATGACGCCATCCCCAACAGAAAATGACACTGTTGGCGTAATCGCCAAAGAAGTTGAAGCAGTAGTAGATGTAGCACTTCCCGCTTGCGAAATCGTTAGAGCCACGTCAGGCTCCTATGCTCAATCGAGGCTGAGCGTCAGCGAAGTAATTTGGAACGTGTCTCCAGCCGTAACAGAGGCAGAAGAAGAAAGCGCGCCACTCCACAACGCGTTGCCGCCGGTTGAGGCATCCCAAGCCGACCAATGGCTGTAGGTCTCGGTTGTGGAAACATTCGTCCACTCGATAGTTGCAGAAGTGGCAATGGAACCAGACGATGCTGCCGACCATGCCGCAGACTGGCGAGTTGTTTCAGTTGCGGCATTGCTTGTCGCATCCTCGCCGGGGTCGCCAGTGTGAAGTTTGATGTACACCGTAGTTGGTGCAGTCCAAGCGGCACGACCAGTCAAGTGATCGAGAATCTTCAGTTCGGCATAGTTGGAAATTGACATCAGTTACCTCGCACGAAAGAATAGCAGAAGTGAGGGACGGGGCAGGGGAGGAAACCCCGCCCCCCACCAATCTGTTACTCCTAACTAATTAGGAGTTTGCGCCAATGCTGGAGCAAGCCTCGATGCGACGCAGTGAAGCCTCGCGGAATCGGGCGTAGCCACCCAGCCAGTACCAGCCGACAGGCTGGAAACGCATGAGGGTGTCGGTCACCGGACCGCGAACAACCTTCGGGAACGGACCGTTGCCGTCCACGATGCTGTGCGCCTTCGCAAGTGCCTGACGACCACAGATGTGCGTGCAGTACACGTCGATGTTTCCTGCGCCGCCTGCGCCATCCGAGGCATCTGCGAACAACTTGGCTCGCGGAGTCTCAATGAAACGGACACCTTCGAAGGCTCCGATTTCACCGTTGTAGATGTTCGCTGGATCGCTGTACACGTGCGGGTCACGCCACGAAGCCACACCCGTCTCACGACGAAGATCGTACGACACGTCGGGGTGAATGTAACCCATGTACATGCCGTTGAACGACACTGCATTGTCCTTGCGGAGAGCGGCGACAACCTTGCGGACGTCGTTCGCTTCGATGATGTCTTCGGTCGCAATCGTGGTGCGCGAACTCGGGGTGGTCGTACCGCCACCTCCGTACACGACGTTGGTTCCTGCGGCCAACACGTCGCGGATGATTCCGTCGACGCTGATACCAGCGTTGTAACCGACAACGTTCGCGGCAGCCGCATCCACGTCGAGGAACGAAGTTCCGCGCAGTTTGGCGGTCGTCGAGACGGCGTTACCGTACTCAGCGAGCGTGACGGTCACTTGGCTGTCGCCCATGGCGACCGCGGTGACATCGGAGGTTTCAGTCAGAGCCGACGACGCTTCAGCCAAATCGTTGAAAATGGTGAAGGTAACTGCCGAACCTGGCATTGCTTGTGCAACCGGCATTACGTCTGCCACCGCGTCGAACAAGAGTTCGCTGCGGAGCGCAAAGTACGCAATCCGGTCAAATGCTGTCTGGTCTGTTGACAGACTTGACTGCTGTGTATAGGCCACTGTGATTTACCTGTGGTTCTTTCCCCCACAGGGTCACTGTGGGCTAGAGGTTTTCTGCTTCCTGTCGGGCTTGAGCCAAAATCTGCATGACCTCTTGTTCGTTACGAGCCTGATTCAACTTGGTGTTCCAGTCAACAACAGGTTCGCTTGTCTCGCCAGCACGTTGAGCCTTCGTAATACGACTCCACGCATCGGCCTCAGATTTTGCTTTCGCATCCTCTACGGCCCTCTGGATAAGGTTTGCTTCCTGTGCTGCTGCCCTGATTGCTTCAGCCGTGATTTCACCGTCGTAACCCTTTACGAAATACTTGGCCATCGGATCATCCATTGGGATGCCCGCTTTCATAAACGCGTTTTCGCGCTTGATGGCTTCCGCTTCCGCTAGTGCCTGCTTTGATTGCTGCAACTCTTTTTCCAGTTGCTTCATCCGTGCCCGCACTGGGTCTTTCGGTGTCTCGTCGGTTTCGTCTTCGAACGAATCGTGGACATTAGACATTAGCTCACTCCTTCTACCCACACCACAGGGGAGGTCCTTGTGGCGGCTGTATCTTTTACGACACTCTGAGAGTAGCACACCACCCTGGGTGGTTGTCAAGGGGGGGGGTGTTACTGAGCCATTCCGACACCAGTTTCAGTGGTGCCAGATGTAGCGCCCGTGGTACGAGCAAACTGTCCGCCGCCCTGAAACTCAGCCAAACGTTGGCGCTGTCGTTTCATGAGTTCCTGCTGTGCCTTAACGTCATAGCCAAACGTGGCTCCAAGCATTTGCTCTTCGGTCAATCTTTCTTCTCCGTAAATTGGTTGATATAGACCCTCGAGTGCTCCACGCTCAGCAAAGCGCTGTTGAGCTTCCTCTGGCGTTATGCCCCTAGCGGCCAACGACTCTGCCGTTTCGGCGGTAAGTTGAAGACCGGCCTGCTCCTTGCCCCTGGCAGCTATCTGTGCTGCTCTGGCTTGGCGAGTTAGGAGTGGCGCAGCTTTTTGGGGATCAAGGAAGTAGGCGGTAAGGGCCGTGTCATCAACGCCGTAGAGTTGCTGCATCTGGCGTTTTACTTCCGGGTCGGCATCCCTGACCTTGGCATATCCCTGCTCAATCCTGTCCTGCAATTCCATTGGGGAAACGTCGCCCTCGATGAGGGTTTGAAAATCACTAACCTCATCAAAAAACCCCAAAGGAAGTCCATTGGAACGCATTAGTTGTCGATATGACTCTTCGAGTGATACGTAGGTTGACGGGTCCAGTTCCGGCAATCCCTTCTTGGCCCTTGCTGCATTTGCGGCAAACCGTTTTTGGTAGGCGGGTTGATCGCGCAGCGCAAACAAGATGGCGTCTGAGTCCGATAGGTCAACGGTGCCGCCCGTAATTATGCCCTGAACCGCACCCTCAAGTTCGGATAATCCAACTTTGCTGAGCAAAGCACGAAGACGACTAAAGGCGTCAGTGCGCTGTTGCGCAAGTTGCCGTTGGGCAAGCGCAGTTGCGGGATCTTCTCTATTGTCACCCGTGCTACCATCGTCCTCAACTGGCCCCAGGTCGGTTTCTTGGCGAACCTCACCATTAAAATCTTTAATTACCTCAATGCGTCGACCACCACGCTCAATAATTTCCGAATAGGTGCGATACCGATTTTGGCTGTAGTAGGGGTCTTGGGTTTCGGTAGCTCTACCAGCAGTAGCAGCCTCACGAACAGATTGTTCAAGAGCATCAAAATCAAAGTTTGAAAAATTAAAATCTACGTTGCTCATCGCCGTAACCCGAATGCCCTTTCAAGAGTAGACACAACGCTGTTGACTTGTTGATTGGCTTGATTGGTAAATTTCCAACCATACTTTGGATCGGTCTTTAGTTTGTCTTGCCATGCGGATAAGGACAACATTCCAGTCTTTTCATTGCCAAAAGCTTCAGCCCACTTGGGATCTGAGGCAAAGTCAATTTCGGTTGGATCGATTTCGAGAATCGTTGCAGCAAATTGTTTGTAGTTCTTGAATACATCGTCCAGTGATAGGCCGGCATCGAGCTGTTGCGAAAGGTGCGGATACAGTCCCTTGGCTGCATTCTTAGCCCGTTCAATTAGCGTGTTCTTGTTGAGCAACATGCCCTTTCGGTCGGGTTGTCCGGTAAGCACGGAGTTGATTTCATCGTCGGACGGGTTATACCCAAACTCCCGAACCGTACTCCTCAGGGTGTCGGCTTCGTTTGTGGTAAGTGTTGGGGCCGCGATGGCGGCTGGCTTGAGTCGCAGGGCTTCGGCAAATACGAAAGTCTTTAGTCTGTTCCCAGTCAGGCCCAAACGTGCAACGTTCTCTGCTATTTGCTCAGCAATGGCGCTGGCGCCTTCAAAGTCAAACAGGTCGGCGTAGTCTGCCTGCAGATCCGCCAGCTTGGCCTTTGTTTCTTCCTTCTGTTGTTCTGGAGATTTGCCGTTCCACAACCTGGCCTTATCGGAAGTTTCTTTGTAGTAGTTCGTTTGCTTGTATGCAGCATCGAACTTTGTAATTGTCCAGTTTTCCTTGTAGGCCTGGATCAAAATCTGTCGAACGTCATCACCAAAACCGCCAGCATCCTGGTCGAAAAAGAACCCGTAATCGGGATAAGTTTCCTTGATCTTGGCGATCGTGTCTTGTACGTCTTTGTCTGTTTTGGCCATGTCAGGTCTTCAAAATGTGGTCGATGTATTGGATGGCTTTGTATGATTCGGATTCCGCACCAAAGCCCTTTTGTAATCCCTGTTCAATGAGGGTTGCCGTGCTGGTTGGTTGCTCTCCTGCTTTGGCCTGTTGCTCGACTTCTTGCTTCTGGACTCTTTCGGCAAGAGTTCGAGCTTCCTTGCCACGCAGCTCCCGGCCCAACTCACTCCTTGCCTGTGTTTGAATGGCTGCTTGGATATCGGCAACACTGGTTGGCTTGTAAACTCTTCCCTCGCCGGGAAGCATTCTTGCACGTGAAGCAATGATCGGCAGTACGGCGCGCCAGGTTCGACCCTCAACATTTGCGGAATAGAGAACGCTCGAAAAAGCTTGAAGCTCTACGTTGCCCACCAGGTTTGGATCAAGGCGTTGATTCTTGCTAATAAGTTTCATTTCCTTAAACCTGTCCACGTACTGTTGCCGAACGTTGAATGGGAGTTGCAGCCATTCGTAGCGAATATCGGAATCAAGGTATTGTTCACGAACCGTTCCGTCCGGCCTCATTTCCGGACGACCACCTTGATCCACCAAACCGCGACCCTCATAGGGTGTTAGATTCGAAACGCCCATTCCGCCACTGACATCACCGCGCACGAGGCGGGGCGGCGGTGTGTAACCCGGAGGAAGTTGAATGGTGCTGGATGGAAGCGTTTGCGAAACTAGGGCTCCAATGTTTGCTGCTTCGACGGCGGCTTCTTCCTCCAGGCTCATGCCCTGATTGTCTTGAGGTTTTGGTGCCACTATTGCTCCATCCCGGCTGGATCTGTTTCTGACGACAAAAGATTATCGTACAACCTTTCGAAGGACTTGTTTTGGCGAGCTAGCTCCTCGCCAATTGAGTCAAGCTTCATCCTAAACGGAGTTGCCGCTTTGCTGCGGAACGTAGACATACCAAGCTTTTTCATCTCCGTGAGGAATGCGTCGCGGTACGTCATGTACTGCCTAAGTGGATTTACCAACTCGCTGTCGGCAAAAGAGCCCTCGTCCAAAATAAGCCTGAGGGATTTGATGTTCGTCTCAAAGTCTTCAGTGGCGTACTTCACGGCCACGAAACCGCGATATCGCTTGTTCAGGTCTTCTCGGACGGCCCTCAATTGATCTTGCTGCTGACTGTTCAGGAATGTTGGTAGTCGGTTGCGGATGTACCGGTAGAACGACGAACCGACAACATATTGTGCCGCCAAAACGCGCTCCGAAACATTGGCATATCTGGCTTTGCCGCCTTGCAGGAGATAACTGCGGACTCCAAACTCGTATTCACTTACGTCTTCTTGTGGTCCAAAAAAGTGCGCAACTGATCCACCATATTTGTCAATGGTGTTTTGATTTTGTTTGAGCCAGCCAAGATATGCGGGAGTGTAGAGAATCCCCCTTGCGTCTTTGGACATCTGGAGTTTTCCAGAAAGAAAGATCAAAGCTTCTTCCCCAAAGGTGTCGACCCAACGCAACGCTGCGTCGCTTGGGTCCATGTCTCGCATTTTCTGTAGCTCTGCAGCCATTGAACCCATGTGTATGTCCATGCCATCAAGGGTCACAATGTAGTCCGGGTTGGCCGATGCGGGTCCGGAAAATGTTGACAGTGCACCAAACATGTACATGGTTAAACCAAGCTTGGCCGCATCGTCTTCCAGTTTTTTCAGTCCGTCCGCCGTGTTTGTATCGTATTTTCCGGTTAGGTGAAGTGCTGCGCCAGCATCAAGTATTTCTCGCTTAATTGCATCGCTTCTATTTCCAAACGCCATTGCATTAATTCCGTTTAGGGTTTTGTACATCCATGCCGGAAGGAGTTTTTCTGCAGTGGTTTTTTCCGCCTGCAAAGATTCGAATGGCAACAGGGTCTTGCGCAACTCGATAAATCCCGTCGAGTCTTCCCCAACAAAAGATTGCGCCAGATCGAGCACTTTTCCAATTCCCACCTGGCCCAATGGGTTTGCTTGTGGAACGCCAACAAGACCAATGTTTAGACCCTGCACCTGTGATTCCAGTATCGGGGTAACGGCACCATCCGTTTGTATATCCGTAAATAGATTGGTGGCGGTTTTGCTCAAGAATCCAAACGGGTGGCGAAATACGTATTTCCCGGTTACGGGGTGAACGTAGACGATTCCTCGTTCGGTGTCTCCGGGCAAATCAAGATCCATGGTTCCATTGATTGCCCTTCCCACTCGATAAACTTTGTCCGGTCTTAGGGCGGCCAACCTGGCCATATCCGTCATAATGATTCTGGTTGCCGCAATGAACTGGAACAATGCCGAAACGCCGGCAGTGGTTTCGAAGTTCAGTTTTTGCGGCAGGTCGTAAAACAAATTCCTCATTCGTTTTTCAGCGAGAGCTGCGGCAAAGTTGTCCATATCCTCAATCGAATAGCCGGCTTTGAGGGCATTTGTGGATTGCCCAAGTTCTTTTAGTTTTTTGTACCTACCGGGAATGCCGCCCATGTAATTGTCGTAGGACATTCCTATTGCATCTGCCTCTGTTTTGATGCGTCGAATTGCGTCTTGGATAGCTACGCCGGAAAGGGAGTCGTAGTACTCTTCGTAAATAGACCATTTGAACTGACGAAACGCCGGCAATTTTTCTAGCGCGTTTACACCCCTGCCCATTTTGCCAGTGAAAATGCTGTCAATGAAAGATCTCCACTGCGCACGCAACCCGGTAATGTCCCTGGCAACACGCGTGTACGAAGGAAGGGTGGCTGGAAAAGCTTTTGCAACTGCGGGATCGGTGCTGGACAACATCTGTCGAACAACGTTTTCCATCTCTGACGCAAAACCTTCTCTTCTGGGTGCCCATCCGGTCATGAACTCAAAGTTTCTGCCCTTGTCCCAGCCATCTCTTGCAACCGTTTCCAACTCGATTAACTTGGCATTGACAACACCGCCCTTGGGGCCACTGCGAACCACGTCGTCAATGTAAAAAGCTTGCCCGGTTGCGGGGTTGTAAAAGATTCCGCCAATGATGTTTTCGTTGGCTGGTTTATCACCCCAGGCCCAGTCTTCTACTTGTTTAAGGAAATTCTTGGTTACGCGTTCGGTGCTTACAACGGCCCTATTGTTGGGCCCCAGCTTTGGAACAGCGTTTTGCGCAAGCATTGGCCGCAGTTCTGGAACGGTCGACAGTTTTTCTACTCTTCCGCGAATCTGGGTTTCAATTGTTCCTCGCAGAAAAGATCGGCGTTGGGCCCTATTGCTTAAATTCATTTTTGCCAAAGCCTGTGCACCGATTGGATAATCGCCAATCTTTTGTCCGGGTCCAACAGTTAAGCCATAATCCTGCACCATCTCCAGCATCCTGCTTTGCACATGGGCGCCGGCATCGCTCTTGTACAAATACTCCATTGCGATGTCGATCTGCCTGTCCACCGGAAAATGGCTAATTCTGGAAAGCAGGGCCTCCAGTGGATCTGCATGAATTTTGCGAATGGCATCAAAAGCAGCAGTGCTGTAGGCAGAAATGCTTGCTTTGTTGATGATCTCGACCTGTCCGGTTTTGACAAGGTTGGTTAGTGAATCAAGAAAGGCATTTGTGTAGCCCCAACTTGATGCGCTGGTGACGCTAACAAGATTCTTTTCTGCGGGAGTTAGTTCATCAAAGATTTTAATAGAAATATTGTCAAGCTCGTCTTGGGTCATGAATCGACCGATAAGGTCTTGAACGCCGGCTTTGTTTTTGATTGTTTTCCAATACAGGAATGGACGATGAAACAAACTTCCAACGTGATCGGGGTCGGCAAGATACATGCGCAGATTGCCTTCAACGATGTTGCGGACAAAGTAGCCAAGGTTGGCCAAGGTCATTGGCTTCCATACGTCATTGACGATTACGTCCACCGCATTTGCGCCAAGCGTAAGTTTTCCGGTGTCCGGATTGCGAACCAATCTGCCAATTCCCCTTGGGTCGCCCTCAACCATGGACTTAATCATTCGCCAATCGGGCATGGTTAGCACGTGGTTGTAGGCCTCTTGAATGGCAGCGGCACCAATCACCTGAAGATCTGATGGCTTAACAGGAACGCCAAGCTCCTTCGCCATGTCATTTGCAATTTGTTTTAGGTCAATAAGTCCTTCGTCGGCAAGTTTTTGAAGTTGGCCATAATCTGTTGGCAAACCGTTCTTGATGGCAAAAGTTCTTGATGCTTGACGTGCACCCTTGATCTTGTCAATAATTTCAACAATTTGGCCCTCGTCAAGGTTTTGTTTTCTCATGTATTCGGACATGACTTCGTACGTAATATCCTCAACTGCTTTAATGCCGGCCCTGCTTGCGTCTCCGGCAATGGTTTCCGTTACCAATCTGCCGCGACGAAGGCGCTCTATTTGGCGTGGGGTGTTTGTCATTGCTGCGTGCACTTTGCCCATTACGCTCTGCACGTAAAGATCGTCTGCCGTATCCGGCAAAAGATTCTTGGCCCAGGAGTAAAAGTTGTCAACTGCATCTGCTCTTTGGCCAGCAGATCCATTAATCATGATTTCAACCTGGGGAGAAACCCTGAACATGTGGCGGAATCGATCCTTGACCCACGTGTAACTGCCGGTATCAAGGCCGATTTTGCCCGCGTACTTGCTTGCAGTTACGGGAAGAACTCCTGGTTTGATTGCACCGTACGCAAGATTTGGTGGCATGACGTATCTGTCAAAGTCTGGGGTGATTCGGCCGGCGGTTAGTTTGTCAACCAGTCTTCGCGTGCGTCCACCAAAGTCTGTAATCTTTTCGGGCAAAACTGCATCGCCCCGACCCAGTCCATCGGCGGCTTTTAAAAATACATTTCTGTATCCGTCGATTGATGTTTGTTGGGCAAGACTGGTTGCGTCTTCAAGGCTAATTTGATTTTTGAAAATCTTGTTGCGAATTACCCATGCGCGTTGGCCAACGTCCTGGATTGCGCGTGAAGAGTCAAGGAGGTTGAAAAAATCTTGAAATCTGGAATCGGTCCTAATCATTTCCGACAAAGCATCTTTGTTCCAAATGTCCGTCTCTGCTTTTGTGAGGGTGCGATCGGCCATGTCCAGCAAGTCGTTGGCTTCTTTTGCGGTAATTACTTTGTTTGCCCGAGCTCGCTTAGCCTTTGCTACGTCCTCCGAGTAAATGCGGCGAGCTTCCTGTATCTCCGACCAGGACTTCGAGGTGGATGGAAGATCATTGGCAGTTTTGCCAAGCTCTATCCATTGCCCGATGGTTGTTTTTGCCCCAGTGGCAATTGCTCTTTCTTCGCTAACCGCTTGAGAAATTTTGCTTCCTTTAATTAAAGCTTTTGTTGTTCCAACAGCCTTGGCAGCAAAAACGCTTGGGTCAAGGACCAATTCAAACGCAGCGTCAAAAAATCCGCTCAAAAAACTTCCGGCTGCAGAATCGGGGTTCAATCCCTTGTAGGAGGTTATTGCTCCATTTGGAGTTATCTTTCTTGGAAGTGCGGTAATAAAAGTGCCCATTGTTGCCGGCTGTTTCATCATTTGCGGTCGGCCTTCGTATTCCGGAATTGGGGCTTTTACGTAAGCGTCGTCAAAGTAAACCCTTCCCGCATAATCAATCGGGCTTCCATCGGGACTAATGCCCATCACCTCAAGCATCTGCTCGTACTGCATCTGCGCAGACATGAAGAATCCATTGCCCTGCCTGCTTCCGTCGCGAATAAGTTTTCCGAGTTCGGTGTACCTTAATGATCGCTTCATGTCCTGGTCAAACCAAAGAAGCGCTGGTGAGGCAATTAATTTTCCAAATCTCTTGGCAAATTCCTCTCTTGATATGTCTCGCTCGAGTAAGTAGTTGTTGACAAAAGAGGTTCCACTTTCCCCTGTTGCGGTCAGGTATCTCGATGCCGCTTTTACGCTCTCGTAAGTTGCGTCTTTGGTGGTGGACAAAACATCGCCAATGGCATTGAAGACTGGATTAACTAGCTTCTTGCCAAAATCAAATACTGCATTTGTTTGTTCTGCCGCAAGTGCGTTTTCCCGAGCGGCATTGTTCATAAGTGCCAACGTCTCATCGGACGTGTCATATCGAGCAGTGTTCATCAACGTGCGCGGAGACAAATACGGTGCAAGTCGAGCGCTTCTCTGAAGGCGTGATACGTAGTCGTCGGTCAAGCCTTCGGTGGCGCGGCGTTCTATTTCAAGTCTGCGATTTACCTCATCGGCAATTCTGGTATCAAATACTGGATGGCCCGCTGGCGACATTAGAAACCATCTTCGTAGAACTGCAAGATGTCTGCCAACTCCTGTGATGGATAAAGCTCATATATGGCTCGAAGTTCGCGAATTGCATCGTCCATCATTTCGGCTTCGCTCATTGCCAATCCAGGAATAAAAGAAGCTCCGGGACCAACCGGTGCACCGGATGTAATTGGCTCCGTTGGCCTGGAAGACGGTGACAAAAATTCGCCAGGTTGATTTGGCTGTGGTCTGCGTGCAACTTCCTGGGCTTGCATTTCCACCGGAGTTCGACCCATTGGCACGGCGCGCTGAGCATCTTCCTGCTCTTTGCGTTTTCCATAGGTCTGTCCCCGAGCAGCCTGCATTGCTGGAGATGCGTTGTATGCGGTATCGCTCATTTAAGCCCCCAGTTGAGCCAATAGTGCTTCCAACGGTGGTGCCCCCTGTGGACCGGCAATGGGAGCTTCCGCGCCCAAGCCAGGCATTGCCAATCCCGGCATTGTCTCGGGTGCACCCATTGGCATTGCCATTGCTTGACGTTCTCGAGCACGTTCATCAGTCTTGCGCACAGCATCAAACAATGGCTCGTCATTCTCCACAACAAGCTTGACAAGGTAGGCCAGGTCTTCTGGTTGATATGGACCTTCTGGGTTTGCGGCCTGCTGTTGTATGGACTGCAACAAAGCTGACTCCACGCCTTCTGCGATGATTCGGTCATGCTCCAGGTCTGGATCGGAGATGAGCGGATCTGCTTCCCGTGCAGATTCCTTGGACATAAGCCCAACACCCAAACGTTGTCCCAATCCGATAATAAGCGAGTTGACATCCGATCCAGCAGCCGAATACGCAACGTAGTGGAAATCTGTTTGCCAAACCTTGTTTGGGGTGTACTGCTCCTGGCCCTGTGTCGTACGACCAGACAAAAAGAATGTCTTGGGTTGGTTACCCCAATAGGCTTTTTCGAGTGCAATCGCAATCTTGTCCTCATGCAACAACGAGTTTGCAAAAATTTCTTGCGCTTCTTGTACGCGGTAGTCAACGGTTGCTGAAAGGACGGATTCGCCTCGTCGTCCAGTTCGGATGTTGGTGGCGGACTCGCCGCCGAACTCGGCAGGTATCGCACCTTCAAGCCGTTCTTGGCGTTCTAGACGGTCGAGGGCGGTGTCGGTTTTGTAACCAGGATTTAGTTGCAACTGCTGGATGTCGCCACCTTTAACGACGCCGAGAACGCCAGCTTTACCATCAGCAAGTTGCATAATCTCAGGGTTTTCACCTGGGCGAGCAACAAGATATTCTTCCGGAAAGATGCCGCGCTCAATCGCAATCTCCGTCAATGCCTGCAAACGGGCACGGGTGTAATACATTCCGAGTACACCATCAAATTGACCACGTGGCTTGTCAAGCGTGATGCGCGATGGTACAACTGCAAGTGGCATACCGGTGCGGTTGGGGATTGCTTCAAGAAGGATTGCTTCCAATCCCGCACGTTCCGATTGTGTTAGTTCTGGATTGTCTTCTGCGCCCAACACAATAAGTTGCAGTGAATCGTCACAAACGTATTCAAGGAGCGTGTAGCGGGAGTCGGAGTCAACGCGACCAAAACGCAATTGGTCTGCAACAAGCGGACCGTAGTTCTTCAACAGATATGAAGCGGTGACTCGAGAGGTGAAGATGCAGTTTTCTGGCACCATTTCGTCGTCGTCCATCGGTGCAGCAAACGTGTCCAATGGGTTGCGAATCTCCCACTTGGGGGTCAGGGTGCGGAAGTCTGGCTTCAAGAACACGGGGCTAGACGAATAGGCAAGAAGGTGGCGGGAGCGACGACGCAATTTCATTTGCATTCGGTTTTCATCCCAAAAACCAAGCATTGCCTTCTTGCGCATACGCGCCATCTTCTTTGCGTTTTCCGAACCTTCTTTTACCGGAGGAAAGAATGGCGACGGCATTGTGCTAGAGACACGCATTGACATCTGATCCAACCCCTGTACGAGCAAGTTGGCTACGTTGGTTTTGGCGTTGCGGTCCAACTCGTTGAGTGGTACCACGACATCACCGTTGGCAAGATCGCGCACGCGGCGCATCTGCTCATGTACTGGTCCTGCAGCCAATCGCCGCTGGTGGTACAGTTCAACGATTTCGTCTAGTGACCTCATTTGGTTCGCTTTAGTGAGCCTCCGCCACCACGACCACCTTGACCGTATTGGCCGCCACGAACTCCTGCTCCGGCACGTGCGGACAAAGATGTTGAGCGCGGTCCAGTAGTTGTGCGAACTTTTGGCTTGCTGCTTGCCTTTGGTGCTGAAGCAGCTGCTTTCTTTGCTGCTGCAGCCTTGGCTTGGTTGGCTCTGTCGATTGCATCGAGGCGCATTCTTCGCAAAGCTAAAGCTCCGACCCCGGCTCCACCGCCGACAAGCAAAACTTTTTGTGCGTTGCTCAAACCGCTGGATTGGGATGCGGAAACTGGTGTTCGGACAACATCTACGGAATATTTTTGAACGGGTGCCTTGTACGGCATCGGGTTTGACCTAAACGCAGTTTCGGTTTGAGCTTCCGTGTATGTGCGCTTGGCTGCAACGCCAAAACCAGGAAGCGATGATCCCGTATTCTTGGTGTTGTTTGTTGAGGTCTTGGACTTTGGTGCCGAGTAAGCAGCACGCAAATTCTTGCGGACGCCGGAAAGGCCGGTTACTTGCTGAATCTTGGCACGGCCAGATGGAGTGGTGGCAAGTTTTTCAAAGCGTTGACGAAACTTTGCTTTATCTTCCGTGCTCGTTTTGCCGGTTTTCTCAGCAAGGGACTGTATATAAGCCCTGCGCACTTGGGTAACTTTGTTCTTTTTGGCCATGTCACGCTCCTAGATCAAGATAGCATACTAAATCCAAGACGGACGCCACAGACGAGGCGGCTGCTTCACCGGGCCCAACTGAGGCATGTGCAACTCGGCAAACCAATGCGCCATTACCAGGTCGGTACCGTTCTTTTTGTTACGGGTCCACGTGGACATTTCTTCGATAAACGCGAGTGTCTTCCAGTTGTCGCGCATGGTGGGTATGCGCACCTGCCCGGAACGCCAAAGCGGCGGCAATAGCGCCTCAACACCAAGGTTTTCGTCTAGCTTATTCCTGGAGGTTGTATGAGGAATGACAAGAACACCGTGGAGGGCCTGCCACTTTCGAACGAAGTCGTGTGCAAGGAGGAAGCGCTGAGCGGCGTTGACCTCAACGATCCAGTGCGAAATTGGGTAGCCCATCTCGAACGACCGGTTTTGCCAAATGTCCATTACGCCGCCATACTCTCTGCTTCCCGTATCAAATCCGAGAAGTTCCTCCGCCGTTAACTTCGTACGCTCCATGTCAACCAAATAACGAAGGTTGGTATTGGGCTGGTATAGCCACCATTGGATGGCCCAGAAGTTGGTGGGGCTTGGGTCAACCGAAGCTATGGAGATAATCGGTGGCTCAAGATTGGGTGGAATGTAACCGGGGCGTCTGTCGTTGTCGATGCAGCCTGGATACAGGACTCCATCCGGCCCCATGCCACCAGTTGCCCAAACGCGTTCGATCAAGTACTGTCCTTGCGCAAGATCTTCCTGCTGGTAAATGACTTGGAACTTTGCCGGAGTCGAATGTTTCAGGTACGAAAGATCCTTCCACGACAAGCGATACGGATCGAGTAGTGGTCCTTCCGGCCATGGCTTGGCCGTGGTCTTTCGTGAGTCGCGTCCGGTATCAAGGTCTTCGTAGTAGGCCTTATAGACCAATCTTTCGTACTTTGATCTGCGCTCTGGCTCTTCTTCCGGGTTTATTTCCGTAACGTCAGAACCGTCGTATGCGTCCGGATCCTCTTCGTAGGTCACTTTCGATAGACAATGTGCGTAAAGATCTCCGGGCCCAAGACGTTGGCCAATGACGGCAAGCAATCCACCCGGATCGCATCGAGCTTCGGCTACGGTGTCCCAGCGTTCAAGTAGTTTGTCGCGGGCAACCGACTCCTTTGCGTTCTCTGGTGTTGCAACGTCGTCAAACAAACAGAGATCGGCACGGTGGCCGATGAACTCTGAGTCAATGCCATACGAAGAAACCGTTGGTTCCTTGTTGTCGAGGCCGGATAGGTCCTCTTGTTCGACAATGAACTCTTCCGCACGCCACAATGCGCCAGAAGAGGACGGCTTGAAGCGTCCGTAGTCAACAGACAAACATGCTTCTGCGTTTACGGCCAGACCCTTCTCGATGAGGATTGGATCCGGGCTTAGCGGAAAGGGTCTTTCCAGTGTTTCCCTGATGCGTCGGCTGTACATCTTGGCCAATGTCTGAGTTGCGGAGCCAATCAACACGCGAATCTTGCGATTGCGCACGATCATCCATACCGCAAAGTCGTGAAACAAGGTGGACTTGCCAGCTCCCGGTGGGCAATTGATGACAATAAACTCTTTTTCTGGAGATTCCAGCATTTGAACAATTTTGTATGCGGCATCCACCTGCCACGGACTGGGAACTCGGCCTAGGTACCGTTTGCGAAAGTAATCAAAGTCGTCCCATGCACGCTTGGCCTCCGGTTCGAGACGGTCGTACGGAATTACCGGTGGAAGATCGGCAACATCCATGGCTGCTTTCCATGCATCCGCCTGAACCCCACCCTGTTTTTTGCGTACCTGCCCCACCTCAACTTCGGCCAAAGCAATTTCAGCTTGTGCTTTTCTGCGTTTAGCTTCCCACTTTGATGCAGTGTTCACGTGCACGCCGGCAACAGCGGCAGCATCTTTGATTGCCATACCCGCGGCCCTGGATTGCCAGTAGCGGGCTACGTCTTGTGGGGGGATTTGACGTCTCCCCGAACGACCAGCAGGCATTACTTGGTTCTAAAAATCTTCGTCAATTATCGGGTAAGACTTTTTCTTTGTTGAACCTTTAGGGACCTTGCCGCCAGCCTTTTTGATTTTTTTTGACAGTCGAATTGCTCGCTCAACACTGTCCTCGTATTTAGAAACATCCATTTGGTCAACAACTCGAAGCGGTTGATTAGTGACCATGCCCGCTTCTTTGAAACCTTTTACTCTTTCAAGATCGGTCAAAGGCCCAGGAGAGGGTTGGGCGTCACTGATTCGTTTGAGATTTTTTGTTGGAGTTTTCGCAACATAAATCGTCGGTTCACGATAACCGGTGGGGACCTGTTTGGAGGTATATGACCTGGTGTCCCAAAGCAAATCTTTTATGCTGTCAGACTTTTTGTAGGCTTTGGGATTCCAGCCGTAAGCCGCTAAATCGTATGGCATGGCCGCGGAACCAAGTTGGGGTTTGATTGTTGACAAACCGCTAGTGGCCGATCCATGAACAACAACACTTTGACCAGTCACCTTGTTCACCAGGCGAGCGGGAACACCGGACTCAACAACTTTACTCCCTACCTTACTTGCTGCCTTCCCAGCCACTTTTGCTGCCCCCACACCAGCAGCAGCAGCACCCAGATTCACCGCAGCCGTCTTATACAAAGCCGAAGGCGTAGACGAACCCGTCATCGCCATCCGTTGAGCATCAGAAAGAAGCGCCTGCCCGAACCCGCCAGTAGCCGTATCCGCCGTTTGAGCAATAGCCCTCGTCGCCTGCATAGCCGCCTGAACCTGCGGATTCGTCCCAGGACCACGACCACCCAACCAAGCACCAACCGTATCCACGATGTCGTTGATCGGATTCTTTTTACGTGCCACTATTTTTTGCAACCCTTGTTGATTTGTGTCGTGTGGATGATAGGATAGCACCCGTCGGTCCGCGGGCCGTGTTCGGGTTGTTCGCGGTGTCTCTTTGTGCCGCGGGCCGACACTTAAGTTGCAAACCCAAAAACAACCTGCTACGCTCTGAGCGCCACGTCGAGAGACGCGCACAACACCCAAAGAATACGGACCCTAAACGGTTACATTCCTCCTCGCTTGCAACAGCCAGGGCAGCATGGTTAGACCGCACGGGATTAGTGGCCTGAAAAGGGGACCGATGATTGTCGTCTTCTTTCGGTATTCAGACAGACGGGTTCAGACGTAAAACAGAACTTGGGGGGGCTTAGAACTGTTGCGACCGGATCCAGCGACGAAGATGCCCATCGCAAATACGCCAACGGTTACGAGGGGCGGATAGATAAATATTAACCCTCCCCTCTCCCACGGTGCTACCTGCTCTTAAAGCCTTTGCTGCCCTTGCCCCGAGTGCGCTCAAGGGACCGACGACGCTCCTTCTCTATGCCCTGCTGGATATTTTGCAAAATATCCTCCTGCTTTTGATACGGGGTCTTCCACTCCTCAAGCTTCTTCGCAGAAGGCTTCTTCATGTCTAGAGCCAAAGTTCGCTTAACAACAAACTCAAGAGCTTTGGACGGAGCAGCAGTAACCTCCTTCATATAGCCACCGGCAATGGCAGCCGACTTGGCAATCTGCTGAAGGGCATAACTGTAGCCCTTGGCCTTCTTGCCGCTTGCGCGCATGTTCTTCTCGAAGTCGTCGTATGGATCATTGAGTCCTAGAGGCATGTCGAAGAGTGTAGCAGAGTGCAAACATTTGCAAGCACCCCGCAAACAAAAATGAACACACAGATCTGGGGTTATAGATGTATTAGGGGGGGCCTGCCGCGGCACACCCCCGGCTCGAGCTGGCGACGAGCTGGCAGCTTCGCCCGGTTGCGAATGGGGCGTGGGACACCGGGCGAGTGTGCGAATGGGCGAGGTGCTCCCCGGGTGGGAGCTGCTCGGCAACTCGAACCCGTATGTGCCGGCGTGGCGTGCCTTGCTCGGAATACGGCCGCGTTGTTTGTCCGGACATTTGCCGGAGAATGTACGGACATTTGCCGGAGAGCTCTACCCGGGCGACATCGAGCACGCTCCCGGAGAGCTCCCGGCGAGCTGCTCGAGTCGCCCCGGGCGACCTCGAGCTCGTCACCGGGAGCGAGCTCGAGCTCCCGGGCGTTCTGCCGGGGACGAGTCACCGGGGACGAGCTGCCGGGACGCTCCCGGCGAGCTGCCGGAGAGCTCCCGGTGACATCGAGCTCGAGCTCCCGGGGAAACTGCCGGAGAGCTACCGGGGCGTTCCCGGTGACCTCGAGCTCCCGGGGACGAGCTGCCGGGGAGCGAGCACCGGGGCGACATCGAGCACCCGGGAGAGCTGCCAGGGGAGCTGCCAGGGGAGCTGCCAGGGGAGCTCTCGATCCACCGGGGAGCTACCGGGGCGACATCGAGCTCGAGCACCCGGCGAGCTCCCGGTCGTGCTCGAGCACCGGGAGCGCTCGAGCGTCCCGGAATAGCCCGCACCCATCACCCCGCCCGGCGAGTTTCGAGAGCTCCTAGCGGCTCCTATTGCGTGGTTTCCGCCGGGTCGAGCCCATTCGAGCCCATTCGAGCTCGAGCACCGGGAGCTCGAGGGGAGCCCGCCCGGTGGAAGGAGCCACCACCACCGGGCGGGACATGGGGACGAGCTCGAGGGAGTCGAGGGAGCTCCCCCGAGCTCGCGGCCGTATCACCCAGGCGCGTCGGCTCCGAGCTGCTTCCGCATGGCGCGGAAGGTTTCGGCGTGCGTCGCCACGCGCTCGAGCTGCGCGGTGAGCGGGGAGTCCGGGGCGACTATGCCCTCGCCGCACTCGGTCACTTCGGCAAGGCTGCCGAGCTCAACCGCCCGGGCTCGGAATACCGGGTGCTCCTCGAGCGTCACCGCCACGGAGAGCGCTATTTCCCGGCGCTCCGGGTGCTCGCTCGGTGGGTGGCTCGTATCGGGAGCCGCCGACGCTTCGCACACCACCACGAGCGCCGCCACCCGGTCGAACCTCGAGCGGGCGAGCACTCGAGCGGAGCCCTTCGCCACGGCGGTGCGATAGTCCGGGGCTTCGCCTACGACCTCGAGCTCGAACTCGCCCGCCTCGAGCGGAGTAACCGCGAGCACTCGCACCGGGAGAGTCGAGCGGGCTCCCGCCCTCGAGCGCCGGGCGCGTTCGTTCGCCTGCTCGAGTGTGAGCCGCTCGAGCTCGAGCACGAGCGGGCTCGAGTTGTGCGCGTTCATAGGTCGCCCCCCATCTCGCCCGCTATCGCGGCGGCGATGAGCGCGCCGACGATAACGAGCGCCTGTGTGAGCTGCGGCTCGTCGTTCATTCTGTCCCCCCTTCGGGTACTAGTCCCTTGTTCTCGGCAACCCGGGCGAAGCGCTCGGAGTTGGGCGGGCGAACCTTGCCCCGCCGTAGATCGTCGAGCGCCGCTAGTGCGTCCTCGACATCGAGCTCTATTCGGGCTCCGTAGTGCTCGGCTACCTTCCGGCACTCCTCGAGCACCTCGAATGTCTGCCCGGTATGCCCTACCGCTTCGCAATCGGTCACCCACAGGATGGGAGTGCGCGACCGGGCGAACTTACGCACCGCCCACACGAAGGCGGGAGCGTCCACTCCGTTACCGCCGGAATAGCGCTCGATTTCGCGCACTCGTCGCCCTCGGTGGGCGAGTAGCTGCGTGTTTGGCAGCGTGTCGTTGTGTGCCGAGTATCCGACGACGGTAGCGCCGGGTGAAGCGTCGAGTATCTGCTCGAGGTCGTTCGCGCTCAGGCTCATGCTGCCGCTCATGTCCACGACGACGAGCGCCCTAGTGCCTCGGCTCATTCTCGAGAACACTCGCCGCTCCGGGTCGGTAATGAGCCGGGAGAGATACCGGGGAGCCTTCCCGGTAAGGGTTGCCGTCCTCGAGCGGCCGCACCGCCCGGTGTGGGCGATAGGTCGCTCTGGCTCTATCGGAACGAGCTTGTTCCACCTCGAGTACCGCACCATGCCGGAAGGCGGCTCACCTCGAAGGGTTGAGCCCTTCGGCTTCGCTGCCTCGAGTCGAGCCTGCTCGACCTCGCGCACCTTGCGAGAGTTGAGCGCGTCCTCGGCGGCTCCCTTGCCTAGTTGTGCGGAGTACTCGAGCGCCGCTACTGCGAGGTCATGGGCGACCATGTGCGGAGCCGACACCCGGAGCTTCTTCGATGTCCCGCCCGGTGTCTTAATCCGTAGCGGGACACACTTCCGGAGTGCGCTCGGGTGCGCCCAATGCTCTAGGGCGTGCTGCTCGACCCGGAGCGCTCGGAGCGCGACGCGGTAGTCACGACCGAGCGCCCGCTCGTATGTCTCGAACGCTGCCCGGTCGTCCATGAGCGCGAGTACTTCGAGCGCTATCCGGTGGGCGGGTACTGTCTCCGGTAGCCCTTGCGCCTGCGCCTCGAACGCCCGGGCGTGCTGCCGGGCGAGTACCGAGGGGACGACCGGGAGCTCGAGCGCCTCGCCGTACACACTCCGAACGGTTGCCCGGTTGCGTGCGTCGGTTGCTGCGTCCCACACCTCGAGCCGCTCCCGGTCGCTCGAGCCGAGGGAGCCGAGCCACCGGGCGGGCGTGCTTCGTCGTTGTCTGCCGTTGTAAGTTCCGGCTACTAGGGCGAGCAACCTCGACACGCGGGCGGTCGGGTCGTCGGTGTCGTGGTCGGCTCGAGTTATCCCCCGGAGCGGGTCGGCTCGTAGCTCGCCGTGGAGCGGGGAGCCCTCGAGGTGCTTCCACCTCGAGCGACTCCCCGCCACGAACTCCGGGCGTGGCTTCGTGGTCACGGCTGCGCCGCGTTCGCGAGTTGTGCCGCCGCGAGTATCTGCTCCCGGTGCTGCGGCACGACTATCTCGAGCGCCCGGTCGAGTCCGTGGACTGCTGCCACCCGGGCGACAGTCTCGAAGGCTCGAACACTTGCCCGGTCGTCGGGCTCGGCTTCGGCTCCGAGTGTCCGGGCGATGTCGCGCAAGTAGTCCGGGAGCTGCTCGAGGGCGTGCGGGTGAACCTCGTCAATGCGTACCCGAGCCGCGAAGCGGTCGAGGAGTGCCGGGTCGAGGTCGTTCGGCTCGCCGTTCATCGTGAGCACGACCGAGAAACCCGGGGCAGGCTTCACGATCTCATGCGTGACCGGGTGCTCCCACGAGCTCGAGGCGGTGGTGTCGGTGAACGCTAGGAGAAGGCTCATCACATCGCCGTTAGCTCGCGCCACTTCGTCCACTACGAGCCGAGCACCTTCGCGCCATGCTCGCACGGCTACGCCTTCCCGATACTCGAAGCCCTCAGAGGACGGATAGAACGCGCCTTCTATCTGCGCGGTCGTCATCTCCTCGGAACAGATGAGGCGGTAAGCCGGGCGACCTTGCGGGGCGCTCGTCAGTCCGTAGTAAGTTTTCCCGGTTCCGCTCGGGCCGAATAGTAGTACTCGGTCAATGCCTGCGGCCTCGAGGTCGGCTACTGCGCGCCAACACTCGGGGAGTGTGTTCGGTTGGGTCATTGTTCTAGCTCCTTCGTTGTTGTTGTTGTTCCCCCGAGGCGGTCGCCCCGGGTGACTGCGTGGCGGCGTATCGCTGCGCGCCGCCTATTGTTGAGCGCTCGCTCGCGCTCGAGTAGCTCGAGCCCGAGGCAGAAGCCGAAGCACGCCCCGAGTACTGCGCCGACGATAAACACGACGAGTGGCAAGTGCGTAGGGAAACTAAGCACGAGCCCGCCGCCTTGCCATGTCGAGGAGCGCCTCGAGAGTCTGACGCAGGTCGTCGGGAGTGTGCTCGTTCTCGAGTAGCTCCGTGCCGTCGCCCGCGTTGCTCGTCATCTCTCCGTCGTCCTGTCGTTGGGCGTTGGCTGCGATGATGAACGGCTCGCCCGCTTCGGCGCCCGCTTCGTCGGGCTTCACGCCACCCATGAGAACGATGACGGCGAAGGGTCGCCCGGCTTCGTTCGAGACAATGCGGAACAATGCGAGAAACTCGTCCCGCTTCGATGGGAGATACCGGGCTAGTGCGTCGGTCGTATTGCCTCGACAAGTGAAGTGTTCGGAGAGCTCGACACCGCCGAGTTCTCGCTCGCCGCTCGAGTCTCGAGTGTCGGCTCCGAAGCTATGGAACACGACCGAGCAGAAGTGAACCACCGGGGCTGCCGTGTCCGGGTCGTCGGCGTTCTCGAGTGCGTTCTCGAGCACGCCCCGGGCGATGAGCTCGACCACATCACACACCGAGTTAGTGGCGGGTAGGTCGTCGGGTATTGCCGTGGCGAGCAACTCGTCGGCTATGCGCCGCAGGTCGTCGGGGTCGTCGGGTATGCGTGGGTTCATGGTGTCTAGCTCCTTCGTTGTGTGTATTCGGGTCGCCTTCCACCATAGCGGGCGCTCGGCGTGGGGTGGTGGATACCTCGGAGCCGCCTCGGAGCCGCCTCGGAGCCGCTTCGGAGCTTGTCCCCCGGCTCCCCCGGCTCCCCGGGCTCCGGGTCGAAGGACTCCCGGCTCGAGTTTCCCGGGTGATCGTGGCTCGACGCTCCCGGGTGATCGTGGCTCGACGCTCCCGGGTGATCGTGGGGAGCGCGCTCGAGCGCTAACGAACTCGACGAGGCGGGAGCGACGACGAAGCGGGCGGAACTACGCGCCGGGCGAAGCAAGTACCACTAGCGGGACTTGCCGAAACTCGATTTCGACGAACGGACACACCCTGTCTCGCAGTGCTAGCACTACGCACGCATATGGCATGAAGTGATAGCACTACGCACGGTTGCTAGACCAGCGGCTTGAGTCCCATCTCTTTGCGCCAGATGTTTAGCACGAGTGCATAGTCCTCGTCGGTGATGTATGGGTTATTGCAGGGGGCTTTGTCAAACTCCGGGTGTTGGGTCATTTGCTCCATCCTAGGTTCGATGCGCGCCATACGGACGGTGAATGGTTCGCCTCGACTGCTCGTTCGTGTTCTTCGTCCTCGTACAAGCGTACTAAGTGCAGGCAGGGATCACCACCATCGAGCTCGGAGTCCTCGAATATGGAGGTGGGTAAACCGTCGTGCGTGTAACAAACGGGTGGCGAACAGTAGCCGTTGCGATAACCGTATTCGAGCCATTCGTCTAGGTCGAGGTGAATGGACATCTTCATCTGCTCTCCATCTTTTGTGGATTTGAACCATGGGACTTAGGGTTTTTGCATATTGGCAAATCGGAAGGCTTGACATGCAGGACTATGGACGATCCGCACTTGGGGCATGTGTAACGTGTGCCCTTCATACGACATCCCATCTTGCTTGCGAAAAACCCTTGACCATATTGTTCTCAATGTAAACCCACGTTGGTGCATCAGGGTCGCAGTTGCATCCAGCAATGCGTCGTGGTTCTGCAGTCACGGTCGTATCGCACTTCAGGCACTTCGCTTTTTTTGTTTCGGGTTTTTCCTCTGCCATCTGTCCTCCGATGCATTGAGTTTGCCCTGCCGGTATAGGTGACACCGGCAAGGGCAACTACTTTCTATTTCCTTGGGCCATTTGGCTAATGCTTTTTCTATGGTGCCGCAGTGATCGCAGCTGTAATCAGAAGGGTTCTTCATCGAGGGTCGGTGCAGACTGCTCCGGTTCCTCTTCGCTGACTTCCCACAACTGTGCGTCGTCGAACTTGGCTGCTCGCTTGACGAGCCACACCTCTTTCGTTTCTCCGCTCTTGTTGGTTACTTCCACCTGGTCACCGATCATGCCCTCGTGGCGTATCTTCACGCCCCAAGAACCTGACTTGAGTTTGTACCACGTTGCTGACATTATTCGTCTCCCCTTCTTTGGATGAGGTTATTTATCTTGTTGCCGTATTCCGCCACGAGACTCTCCAGATCAGAGACCTTGCGCAATAGTTCGCGCTTGTCCTCCCTCAGCTGGTCGAGGTCACGTTGCAGATCATTAATCCATGCCTGGTATGTAATCATTTCGTTTTCGCTCATGATTACAGGCTATCTCTATCGAAATGTCGGCGCAAGGGTTTGCGTTGTTTGGGTGTAGCGCCACCCCAAATACCGTAATCAATCTCGTTGACAATGGCAAACTCTAGGCAATCCTCTTTGACCGGACAGTCTTTGCACAATTTCAGGGCCAGCTTGGACTCGGTATCGTACGACACGTCGGGGAAAAAATTGACGCCATCAACGTTGCGACAAGCTGCCTCGTCCATCCACTTAAAGTCCTGCATCACCAAGGCAAAATCGCTTAACAGCTGCATGTAGTCATACCCCCCATGGTTGCCAACCGTTGCCGTTTGTTTCCTGTGCGTAGTCATAGATTGCCTTTGCTGCTACGAGGTTGTTGAAAGGATCGAACAACTCTTCACATCCAACATTACGCAATATGCCAATGGTTTGCAAGTATCCACCCGGATACCACCTAGTCGGCATACACCAAGACCTATCGTTTACCTGGGTCAGGCCAATGTCCGTTGACTTGTCCCTGTTCAAGGTCTTGTTGTGCTGGGCTGGGTCACACCTGGACTCGCGCCACATCACGTAGTCGAGAGTCTCCATATGCTCCGGTTGCCAGCCGGCCCGGGCAGCTAACCCCCACCATTGACCACACCGAGCCGTGGGCGGAATATGGGCTATGGCAGTCGTGGTGGGGGTAGCCGCCGGCTCAGGCATGGCCTGAGACGCGATAGGAAGCGATATGAGCGTAGTTATGGGGCGGGGGGTAGGGGGAGTGGGGGTATTGGCCTCTTGTCCACCAAGCACAAACAGTGCGAAGGTGGCAGAGACAAGGGCAAAGATTCTTGGCAACCATTCCATGGCTGATCCTTTCGATTAGGGGTTCGTAAGCAAAGAGGCAAGTTCGCTGAACTCGGACAGTGACATCAACACTATCCCATCCGTCGTCCCGTCCGGCATGGCTACCATGACGAACGGTCGAATGTCGCCCAACGCCTTCGCCGCATCAGACTGGGCTTTAGCGGCGTAGAAACGGGTAGCAATCGGACCGACTTGCGCGCCTGCTTTGATCTCGGTACGAAAAGCACCACCCCAGTTCTCCTCGTGACGTGTAAGGTGACCGCCCAACCCCAACTTTTTACGGGCACGACGCGCCTTCGCATCCCCTTTAGTCCGATTTCTACGACCGCGAGCGGCAGGATCGGCACACCCTCTAATTCGGCGTACGCCACGACGGTCGGGTCGTCCCAGAGTGCCAAACAACGGGCAGTTGTCCAGGGAACATTTGTCCCTGTTGCCTTGACATTCGCCTTTGCGTTCATCGGTCACTTCATTTCCTCGATGAGGTCAATGAGTCGTGATGCCTGGCCCTTGGTTAGGTGTTCAATCTTTTTGAGGTCTGGCATGTTGAGTAAATCCTGCACCTTCTCGAGCTTGTCCGCATAGGACATACATCCCTTGCCCTGTAGTTGTGCACGTATCCTGCCAACTTGCGACTTGGTTGATGGTGCATCAGGGTCGGAGATTTCAACCTTGACCTCTTGGGAACTGGGGAACGCATCTTGAATCATCTGCTCCATGAACGAGGCCACCTGTTTTTTGGCCTGCTCCTGCGCTTGTGCCGGAGCTGTAGACAGCGACTTGAATGCGTCACGCAGCTTTGGCGCATCGCTGTCTTTCAATTCATTCATGTCCACGCCAGCCTGCTTTGCCACATCTTGCGGGTCTACGCCCTTCTTGGCGCAGGCTTCACGAAACTTGGTAACAAAGTCAGCGGTCAGTCGTTCCGGCTTTGGCTGCTCCGTCATGCGCTGCACCTTCTCCATCTCCTGACGGCTGGGCCGTGGCTGGGTCTTGGATGCATAGCGCCAGTTGGCCAACGCCCTTCCGATTGAACTCGTCTCTGCGTTTTCGACGTGAGACGTGCGGTTTACTGGGCTAGCGTCACGCACCTCTTCGGCAAAGCCAGTAGCCACCGGGCGTGGGTCACTGATGTCCTTGTAAACCTCGGCCTTGAATACCACCCGGTTGTCGTCGTAGTGGTGAATCGAGGTAAAGATCTGACCGTTGGGGCAGTCCTCCCAGAACTTGGCGAGTCGTGCCTCTACTGTCTCGTAGTTGTCCAGATTGAATCTCATGATTATTTCTCCTTGTTGGTTACACGGAAAGTGCGGTAGTTGGATTGTTTCTTGTATTTCGCGGCCAGAGCTGGATGCTCCGCCTCGAACTTCTTGGTGTCGAACGTTGTGCGACTGGAGTTTCTCCACGTGCACACAAGCTCGTCTTGCACTGTTCCAAACTCGGAGTCGCCCATCATGTCGCACAACTCCGCCTTGGCCAGTGACTCGGCTACCTCGCACACTCTGACTTGTTCCTTTGCGAGCAGGTAGCGCTCTAGTGCGTCGAGGGCTTGTGGTCCTAGTTCTTTCGTATTGTCTACGCCACCTTTGCCTTCGGGATAACGCTTGGCTACGTGTTCGTACTCCATCACCACATTGTCGGGCACTATGCCCATGTCAATGAAGGCCAAGAATTGTCGGCACTTTTCGATGTGCATACGCTTCTCATCGCTGGTTACGCGCTGGGTGTAAAACGTCAGCTCGAGAGTTGAGTCAAAGATGACCCAGGTAATCTCGTCTACGTCACAACAAATGGCTTGTTGTACGCCTTGCCAATACCAGTGTCCGGAGAGTTGACCCCGCCAGATCTTGTTCATGGTCTTTTGTTCGTAAACCTTGCCATCCTCGGTCATTGAGTCGATGGTGGCAATAAGCCTGACCCCGGGTTCTTCGTAACAGTACAGCTCCGATGGTTCGTGGAGTTTCTTGCCGATGATGTCGGACGCCCATTGCCTGATGGGTGGTTCAAGACGAATGCCCCGATCCATGGCCGAATTGGTTTCCTTTGGTTGCGGTGGCGCATCTGCCAATAGTTCAACTGCCAAGTCGGCAGCACTGACATATTGGTGCTCGTTGTGTACTGCGGCAGACGACGAAGCGGCTATGCGCTTTTCGCCTCGCTCATTAATCCACCTATCAACAAGCCAGTTGGCTCGGTCGCGTTTGGGTATGCGGTAATGCATCTGTCCTCCTCGTTGTTTGTATTCGGGTCGGACTCCACCTTAGCGGTGGTTGCCGATGTTCACAACCTAGAAAAGGGGTGTACCAAGGTTTACTATTTTTTGCACCATGCCCACAGGGATGTGGGTAACCATGCCAATGGTGTCGGGCTCCGGATCTTCGTCCGGGCAATAAGAACAAGTTACCGATACGTAATCCTCGAGCAAGTCGGGCCATAGCCAACCAACCGAAACTACGTGTTGTGGCTTGGCTTTGTATTCCCTGATGCTTATCCAGCCATTGGATGAATCGAATGCGTCGATCCAATGAATCGCCACAAGGGCCCAAGGAGAGGGACTAATCGAGCCAGCAGACATACTCGCAGGTTACCCTGCCCTTGTCCGGATCGACAAACATCAATCTTTGGCTGGGTTTTCCAACCGCAGCCACGAAGCTCTTGGCGTATTGGTTGTCCGACTCTGGGCTTCCAGTAACCCAGATGCGCCCGCCATTAGCCATGGTTAGGTTGATCGGGGTATGGAAATGACCCATGATTGCGTCGTTGAAATCCATGAACGTGGCCCATGCGTTGCACTTGCGCAGAATTGAATACGCCGGAGTCTGACCACCAAACGATGGAATCTCGTCGCCATGCACCACCAGCATCCTGTAGTTGCCAATGGTCGCAACTTGGTACCAGTCAGCAGACTGCTGCCATGTCACGTTCTTGAGGTGCGAACAACGCTCGGAGGCAATCTGATATGCCATGCGATCCACGTTGTCCGAACCCGGCATGTCACCCTTGCGTCCAATGCGCCCGTGGTTGCCGTACTCGCAGACAACATGCACGTTCTTGAAGTAACCAGAAAGTCTGTGCACCGTTGACTCGATGATGTTGGCAACCGTGAACATCTGCTCAAACAGATGGGCTTCAACTTCATACTGTTGTCCGGGGAACACCGTAAGTCCCTCAACCATGTCGCCACCCAAAATAAGAACGCAGTCCGATACTGGATGATGGGCACGCTGAATGTCGGTAAGGCTCATAACCTTGTCCACCATCTGGTCAATGCGCTTGCGCAACACCTCCAAGTTGTAAGAAACGGACACCTTTCCTGCTTGCCAGTCCGTTAGGTGCACTACCGCAACCTCCGGCTTACCCCGTCTAATGCGCTTTGGCGCTGGCTTTACCTTGATTCGAGGTTGCACTAACGCTGCTGCGCGTGCACCCTGGTAGACAGCTTCAACCAAGTCTTCGGTCTTTTTCTTTGCTCTTGCTGCTGCGCGTTGAGCGGTTTCCAACGCACGCTTTAGATCGGCTATCTCTTGTTCGGCCCTTGCTTCGTCACTTATTGTCATTGAGAATCTCCTCCCGGTACTGCCAAATGGTGTTTGCTGCACAATCGATTCCACGCTTCTTGAGCGCCCTAGAAATGGCAGGGCAAGGAATATCCCTGTCACGTACGGCTTGCTCAAACTCCTGGAAATCTTTTGGTGGCATCTTCTTTCTTACTTCGTCTATCTTCGTGCGGCCCCGACCGCCCGCACGTATCTGCTGTTTTGTTTCAGTCAGGAATCCCACGACGAGTCCTCCTTATCATGTTGAGACAACCCAAGTATCCAATGGCATCTCGCGTGTTGTCCGGTACGTCGAGCGCCTTTTTGATTTCATTGCTCAACCGTGACAACTTGACAGCAATCATGAACATCACTGCCTCTTCAGCGGTGAGTTTGATGCCGGTCATTGCCCGGAAGATATCTGCTGTTCTGGTGTAATCGTCTAGCGGGTGGTTGTAATCGTTTTGCCGATCACCGGTAACGAGGTTAAATGCCTCGCTAATTATCTCCGCGCCTGCGGCTTGCTGTTGCATGTTTCCCCTTGCTAATTAGTTGTTCTGTTTTCTCTATTAGAAACCAGAGTTCGTCTTGGTCAGACGCCCCTGGGTATACCTTACGAAGAAACTTCGCGAGTTGCTTCAATTCCATTCTTGTGTATTGTTCGCTCATTGTCAAGCATCCCCTCCGATGCGTGTGACTCTAGGTGACTGGTGAGCCGTTCGTCAACTCGGTCAACTTTATGTTCGATACGATTCTGGGACTTGTAGAGCATGGTGAGAAGACCCCGCACATAGGCGTGATCGTCGTGGTTTTCTTTGCGGAACTTGTTAATTACCGCGACAAGGATTCCACCGACCGCCGTAATGGTAGCAACGATGATGCTTGCGGTGGCCATGTCCATTTCAAATCTGTTTCACCTTAGCAAAAGCAGCCTTCACTGCCTGTGGTGAGTCCGCCATTTTGGGTGAGATTTCTATGTGTATCCAGTCGCCACCTGGGGCACCGGTGATCGTGTGGCGTGTGTACTTGGTCCAAGCTTGCCGGTCGCAACGCCAGCCGCGTCCATGCGGAACTGGAAAGTAGTCGAGGATCATCTCGATGCCGAGTTCTTCGTTGTTCGCTACGAGAAGTTTGATTAGTTCTCGTGCGTGTTCTCTGCCATCTGGCTTACCTTTGGAGCCAGTCTTGCGGTAGGACAAGTCCATTGCCCTGCCGGTGGCGTGAACGGACAGCGATTCTTTACCGCGTTTGTTGCGCACGACCCACGTGCCGTTGTTCCACAACGCACCGCCCGTGAGTTTGGCTACCTGTTTGACGAACTCCTCTGTGCCAGCCCGTTTGCCTGGGGCTGCTCCGTCGCTGGTGCCTGTGTATTTACGCTTCCGAGCCACGTCCAAAAGCCTGGTCGTTCGGGTTGATCCAGCGCAGGACGGGCGGGATGAGGGCTGCGACGAACGCTTTGGCTAGGTCCATTGGTTCGTAGTCGAGGGTGGCGACTACGGCTACGACGGCTCCGAGTGCTGAGCGTAGGTAGGAGAGGCACATCTGCCATTGCTGGTGGGTGATGCCGACTTTGACGCTTGGCTTTGAGGTACGCTTCTTTGTCATGGTTGAAAGACTAGCACTTGGCGCAGGCGTATTTCTATGCCTGTTCGTGAGCGTGGGTGTAGTTTTGGCTGCTGGTTTGTTGTGGTTGTTGTCGTTGTGGGGTGACGACGAACTGCCGCTCGATTAGTTTTCGTCGGCAGGGGCCGGTGCTACGAATACGTCGTTCACCGCATCATAAATGTCACCGATACCTGCGTACTTGGAACGGAAGTTCGCGTTGTACGAAGTCTGCTTCCAAGTCTTACCTGAACCGTGAACCGAAGTCAGATAGGTGATACCCACCGCTTCGCTTTCGTTTCCGTCAGCATCAAGCAGGTTGTGGTTGTCCACCACCGATACTTGATAAACAATGTTGTTGTCATCCAGCCAAGCGAAATGTGCCATCGTTAGACCTTGAACCTTACATAGACGATGCCTGAGCCACCGTTTGCGCCGTATGCGCCATCCCTACTTCCACCACCGCCACCGCCAGTGTTGGCGGTTCCTGCTGTTCCACTACCGCTACCCGAACCACCAGCACCACCACCGTCTGTCGCTGTTCCTACGGTTCCCCCTGTTCCGTTTTGAGCCGCACCGCCACCACCACCCATCTTCCTAGTGGTATTTGCCGCTTGACCCAACCACGACGAGATGTCTATTCCACTTCCGCCGTTGCCACCATTTGAGTTTGTATTGGTTCCACCTGCGCTTCCTGCGCCTCCTCCACCATCGCCACCATTTCCGAATGTTCCCGACCTTTTACCACCAGCATTTCCAAACAATGTGTAGGTGGATGAGCCGCCATAATACACACCGTCGTTCTGCCCACCAGCCGAACCACCTAACGGCTCTTTACCGCTACCGCCGCCAGCGAATCCAATAATGTCATCATCATTACCGAAACTTCGTGAAGATAGAACAACACGAGAAGGATTCGCACGACCACCAAATGTTGTATTGCCAGCACCTCCGCCACCAACCACGATGCTTGCGTTAGCGTCAAGATACACAGTTACTTCCGACAAACCACCAGCACCTCCGCCACCGCCGCCACCACCATCGCCTGCGTTCGTACTACCACTGCCACCGCCGCCTCCACCAATAGCGAGAATGTCAAACACACCAGCCTGAGTAACAGTCAAAGTAGCGTCACCCGTAAACTGCAACACACGGTAAGTCACTCCGCCAATAACGGGGTCGGGCGAGATGGCAGTACCACCCGTCGCCGTACCGTAGAAACCCGTCAAAGTAACCGTGTCCGTTGTCTGCGATGACACATAACCTAAATACGAACGGGTCATTCCACTACCTCACTAACACGCGGAACGAACACATCATTGTCGGCATCGTAAGTGTCACCGACACCTGCGAACTTGCCACGAATGTTGGCGTTGATGCTGGTGCGTATCCAATGACCTGAGATGCCACAAGCGTGAATGAACGCCTGACCTGCCTCATCTGTTTCTACACCGTTTGCGTCTGTGCAGTCAGCGTCACCAATAACGAGAACTTCACGAACCACGCCATCTTCAATCTTTGCAAAGTGTGCCATTACGAAATCACCAGCGTTCCCGTACTGTTCCAGTAGTACCAAGTGTAAGAACCATCAGTTCCGTTTACCGTTGTGCCAGTCGTCGAGATCGTCAAACCTGTTGCGTCTGCGGTAAGCCAACGAAGAATAACACGACCTGAGTAGCCAAGCTGTGCGCCTGCTGCGTAACCAGGGTAACCTAATCCGCCGCCGCCTTGATTGACTGCTTGACCGCCACCTGAACTGCCACCACCGCCAGAACCGATACCACGCCCACCGCCAGCGTAAGTGATACTCGTGCCTGTCCAAGTGTTGACTGTTCCTGCGCCGCCGTTTCCGCCTACCGTTGATGAACCGCTAGTTCCAGCACCAGCACTACCGCCGCCGCCGCCGCCACCCAATGCTGTTGAGCCGCCACCGTTGTATCCTTCGCCTGAGATACCGACACCACCACTTTGTCCAGCCGTACTTCCACCGCCGCAACCGCCGTCACCGCCCCTGCCAGCATCGGATGTTCCGCCACCACCACCGCCGTTGGCAACATAACCCATAAATCCGCTTGATGAGCCGTGACTGCCGTGACTTCTGGTGTTGTCGTACGCCGCACCAGCCGCACCGACAGTCACGGGGTACGTTCCACCGAGAAATACTGTCGTCGTTCCTGTGCGAACACCACCAGCACCACCGCCTGCACCTGCGTACACACCGCCAGAAGCACCACCACCGACAAGGAAATATTCAACGTCCAGCGACGGTGCTTCTATGAACGAAGTCTGCGCCGTTAATGACGACACATACCCAAGTTGCCGACGAGCCGTAGCCATCAGTTACGCCGTAATCTGATTGACAAACCCGTGAATCACAACCACATCAGCAGTCGCCGCAAACGCTCGAACAACCAACGGAGTCGCATTACCCTTAATGACAAGACCAGGCACCACCGTCACTAAACCGGCCTCCGGCAAAACCGTCAACTCAATCAAATCATCAGGTGAAGACGTGTCACCCCACTCAATCGTCAACTTGACACTCGAAGCCGAAGTGTTCACCGCATACAACCACACCTCATCGTAGGTTGTCGCCGTAGCCGAACCAGTATGAATCGTCGTACCAGCCGTCGCGGTAGCCGCAACCTTGACACCACGACCATCGGTCGAACCACTCAACTTGACTTTGCTGTACGTTGCCATGTGTTACCTATCCTAACTGAATACCTGTACTTGAAGAACATCCGCCCCCGCAGGAAGCGCAGCCCACTTTAGCCCAGTCGCTTCCGACGAATCAGCCGTCAACACATAATCATTCGTCCCGACCGCCAACGCAGCAACCGTCGTCCCA